TCGCTTACTATCTTTACAGTTGCATAATCTTTAAGTGTTCCAATAGACAAAATGCCTATTGTTAATGTTCCAGCCGTTGACATTCCAACCTCAATTTTTTTAATAGTTCCCGTTTCACCAATCGATTTATTTAAAAATCTATATTCTGTTGGAGTTAAAGAACTGGTATAAGTAATATCCTTTTGTCCATAAGTTCCAGTTGAAAACTTTTCCATATTTTCTAAGTTGGTTAAATCACCATTAAGACGTTGATTAAGGTTATTATAACCGCCTCGTGCATCTTCAATTTCATTAAAAATCAATGGTTCTGATATTTTGTCCCAATTATCAGCTTTAAATGTTGGCGCTACAGAATATACCTCTCTTACATATACCTCTTGTGTAGCAATAACTGTTACAATTTGATATGGCGGTGCATATATTAACTCGCAAATTCGAGAGTTTCCAAAAGTATCTCCCAAAGAGGCTAAAGCGGTAAAAATATATTTAGTAAACATATCTGCATATTTAGGGACATTTAGATTGGTAATTCCACCGATTTCAACAACGTGAAACGTTTTGCTTATTTCATTTTTTAATTCCTGTACCGCTGTATATACTGCTCCACCTGTTATAGCTCTTACGTCATTTTCTTTTACTTCGGTAGCTTCAAAAGTAGTAACAGTGCCGTCTGAATTTATTTTCCATTTACCTGTACCTGAGAAGATTGAGTATACTACCCAATAAGTACCTGTGTAAAGAACATAGCCAGCGTATTCAGCGCCATAAGCGATTTGTGTGCCATTAACAAAGCCTATTCCATTTAAATATGCATATATTTTATTGGTATCTGTACATTCTGACAAGTCTTTGGTGGCATCACATTGTACTATGTTGGTTTTGTTATCAATTTTTGTATTTAGGGTGTTTTCAGCTTCTGCCAAATCTTCAGTAGTTATTAAACTATCTTCTCTCCAAACAGACCAGCTTGTCCCACTAAACGAACGATAATATTTTTTACCGTTTGGCGCAATCAAAAATTGATATGTAGTGCCATCATCATCTTTCCACACACTCATTCGCCACGTTCCGTAAACGGTAACAGGCAATAATGAAACTTGTGAATCGCTTGTCATAGCAATATTAAAAAAGTATTCGCCTGAATCAAATATTGTGTTAAGAGGTCTTGCCGGTGCTTCCTTAATATTGGAACTGTCAATTAAGGCTTTAGCAGCTTTGGCACTTAGATAATGTTCATCATCTATAGTTGCACTTGTTACAGTATCGCTTGTTATTTTATTTTTATTGTTTTCAATGTTTTCTGCTGAACCGTTAAAAATATAACCCATATTTTTCTCCTAAAAAAGCAAAAGTGCCAAATGTCTGTTAAACATTCGGCACACGGCTCTATTTTATATTTATATTAATTATTTTTTTGCAACCCTTACATTTGAAGTTAAGGTCTGTTATTTTAGTCTTTTTCGTGAGCGGAAACAACTTTTTTCCGCACAAAGGGCAATGATACCAATTCAACTTAAATCCCTCACTCATATTATAGAATATTTATACTTGAAAATCAATATTTTAACAAATATTTTTAATCATTTTTCAGGATAATCTTTGACTAATAATTTGTCCTCTTGCTTTTCTATATTTGCCATTTTGCTTATGTAGTCATATCGCCTATTTAATATATCTATTTTATCTTTTGTTTGTTGTAATAAAGTGTTATCTCCTGAATATTTTGCACTTATCCATATTTCTTTTTGACGTCTTATTTTGCTTTCAAATTCCCTTTGCAATTGTGTACATTCATATCTTGAATATTCTTTGCCAAATAAAGATATTTTTTCATTTGCCTTTTTCTTAATTTGCTCTAATTCTGTTTTTGAATATATAGGCTGATTAATTCCAATAATAATTGGAATGGCATAATGATAACAATTCATTTCGCCTATAGGTCTATGCAATTCACTATTTAATTGCTCGTATTCTTCAAGAGTATATTGTTGTCCTTGTATATCTTGGTGGTCTGGTGCTGGATTTTCGTGTACGCTTATTTCGTAGCCGTCTTTTCCAAATTGTTCACCTATTTCATTTGACCCTTGTATTGAGATTTCCTGTATTGCGTTCATTACAGCAAATTTAATGTAATTATCAAGTCTTAATGTTTTTCCACTTGGATAAACCACTTTTAAGCTACCATAACCGTATTTTTTTAACAGATTAGATAAAGCAACATCATCACTAATTCCATTCTGATTTAAGTTAATAGCCTCTTGTATTGCTTTAGTATATGCCGTTGTAAGATATATCCCTGTTACCTTACCGTTTTCTTGTACAGAAATGCCTAACATATGCTTAGCATTGTAAATATCATTAAGCGTATCGTTTGTAACACCTTTGACTTGGTTCATTAGCTTTGTGTTTTCATTGTAAGGCACATATTTCACTTTTTTAGCTAAATAATTTTCTTTAGCGTTTAAATAATCTTTTTTTGATACGTCACTTATGTTTTTTTTGACTTTTGCTCCTTGCGAAGTATAAAAATCATCAAAAAGCCCTAACAAAAAAGCTATGTTAAGTAACATTGTTTCGTACTCTTGCATAAAATCAACTTTGCCACGTTTCTTTAAAATCTTTCCGATATGTTTGCTAAACCGTTGTATAAACTGACTATTCATATCTTCTGATTTCAAAACAATAGGTAAAGCCATTGTTTGCATTTGCTTTTCTGTTAAGGGCTGTATCATATATTATTCCTCTTGTTCTTCTTCCTCAAAATCTCCTGAGCTTCTTTTATTCAGTTCATTTTGAATTTTTTGTATGTTTTCTTGTGCTTCTTCTATACTTTCACCTTTAAATAATGCTCTTAATTCAGCGTCACTTATTATATTAAGATTTTTCATCAGCACCGATTGATTTAATTGCTCATTTTTATCTGTAACAATACTATCGTCAAAATCAATAGATACGGTTACTTTGCCTTTTGGTGCAAGCTTATATACATCTGCCAAATAATTCATAATATCTACAATTTGTTCAATACAATTTTTCAATGCTTTTTGATTATCGGTGACAGTTGCATAACTTCTTTGTCTTAATATTTTAAGCTCTGTTGCTGTTTTCGCTTCACCGCTACTTTCACTTAATGTTCCTCTTGCAAGTCCACAATCGTCCTCAATGCACATAAGCCAATGGTTTAACCCATTGAATAGAGAACTATCACGAATTTGAGGTGAGAAAACATTGTATAAATCGTCTTTGTCAAGATTTACATTTCTAAATAATCTATCCCTAAGAACAGGTAGGTTGTATTTTTTTCTGCCTCCAACATCTGCTGTCTGCATTGCTGTTATATCAGCGTCAATAGCTAATTCGCTGCCCTCATATTCCCATAAAATTCTTGAATATTGAATATCTGCTTGTTTAATATGGTCTAAAGCTCTACTGAAAATTGATATACCTAAAGGACTATCCATATCAATATTATTTGCTAAAGGCACTCTAAAAGTGGCAAATAGTGGTTTTTCTCTGCCTGTAAAATCAGCTTCGGCTTCTAAATCTTGCCATTCAGGAATTGAGTGCAGGTCTATTTCTGTGCCTAAAACGTCTTTATTCTCTGACATAAATGCTCTATTACGTAAATGAATACAAGGGACTTTCTCTTTATTGCCATCTAAAATATAGCTTTTAGTGTGTTCCTCTAACCTTGTATAGTATATTCCATTCTTGACAATGCTATCATAAAATGTGCCCTCTGTAATATTGTTATATTCGTCATAAGATTTTGGCGACATATCGCCTTGCAATGTTGTGCAACACATAATTTCGCTACCATCAACATAAGGTTTCACATAAAATCCGCCTAACGCTACACCTTTTTCAAAGCGTTCTCTGAAATTTAACAAGTATCTGTCTAATTGCTTTTGCAAAAACTCTGCTCTTGTCGGTTCAATATTTTCTTGCTGATTGTTAGTGTTGTTTTCACTTTCTTCATCTTTTACATCAACAATTTTAACTTTCATTTCAAGAGTTACCATTCTTGCAATTTCTGAACATATAAAAGAACACAAATTGTAAGATTGCACATTGTTTCCTAACCAATACGCTTTGTTTTTGTATGCTTTTTCCCATTTGTCAATAGCTTTTCTCATTTCGGTTGACAATACATTTTTGTATGGCAACACTTCTGTAATATCTTGATAAGTTTTCGTTTTTCTCATTCCTTTTATTAAATTACTAATATTACTAATAATGCTCATTTACAAGCCTCGTTTCTTCCAAATTCTCTCCATAGCATACCTAACGCTATCTATAGCGTGGTTGTTTTTGTCAGGAAAACTATTTATAATTTCGTCATTTGCTGTTTTTTCATATTCGTAATGAGTAAATTCCCAATTAGCATATGGACAGCGTTCAGGGTCAATTACTATAGCGTTTAGACTTTGCAACCATTTCATACTGTACCTTACACTATCGTTTCCTTTTTCTGCGCCACGAATAAAAGCACCGTATTGTTTATAGTCAGCTATAGATTTTTTTTCAGCACTATCAGCAGTTATTAAATCATTTGGTGTTAAGTCTTTATTTTCAACTAAATATTGGTATGTTTCTAAGTTGCTTTGTTTATTGCACTTATATTCATCAAAAATATATAGCGTTCTTTTATTTGTGTCATAGTGCATTTTCGTCCACATAAACGGGTCAGGGTACCAGCCCCAGTCAATACCCATATAAATACGGTCAAATTCGTGTACCATTTCATCACTTATTGTATCAGTGACAATATTGTTGAATACCTCGCCACCTGTACCGATTGGAATACCCAAATATTCGTGTTTATACATATTTTCGTTAGTGGCTTTTAAATCTTCTGCGTCATCAATAAAAGTTTGTCCTAACCACTTTTTAGGGACTTCCAAATATGTAGATTTATGATTTAATGTATTTGCGTGAGGTAATGATACATACTGATTTGCCCAGTTCGAGTTAGAAATAGGTGGGTTAAAACTTTTAAACACTACAAATTTGTCACCACCTCTAAGGATTGACTGTTGTACCATTCTTATCTCTTCGTCACCATTAAATTCGTCTAACTCCTCAAACCATAAGTATTTAAAATATCCTTTACTGACTTTAGCTGACTTTTGTTTCTTAGCCTTGTCTAAGCCTTTGAATATTATCTTTTGCCCTGTTGGTTTATATGTACATCTGTAGGGGTTTACTGTTATGTGCCATTCCTCTTTTGCACCTAACATTTCTATTGCCCAACATACTTGTTCAAATACGCTGTCCCCTACAGTTTCACCTACTTTACGATAACAAATAGCATTTGCATTTTCATCTTGCATTATTCCTAAAACTATCATTACAGATATAAATGAGGATTTTGTACTACCACGTCCTCCATATAAATTATAATAGGTGTGTTTCTCCTCGACTATATCCCAATACACATTATAAAATGCAGGTGCTATTAAATCCGTTAGCTTTATACTTTGAGTTTTTTTACCCATTATTCCTCTAAATCTTCTTCATCAGTTTCTTTCTTTTTCTGACTTACCTCAACCGTTACTCCTTGCACGTTTTCATCAACATCAGTCATTACTCCACAAACTTTTGGAATATTATTCTCAATTACTATCCTTGTTTCTGCTGTTTGTTCCTCTGCGTCAATTACTCTCTTTGCAAGCTCTGTACCAGCCTTTAATCTATCACTTAATGAAGCCTCTATGTCAAATTGGTCTTTGACGTCTCCTCTCATTACGTTTGTGAAAAAAGTCAGTATTTCATCTCTATCTGCATAGCTTTTCTTTTTAGAAATATATTCTCTATCTCTTAACGCTTTCTTTATCAACGGATTGTCTAATAGCTTTCTCGACATTACTCTCGCTGAACTTTTGGAATATCCAGCAGCCACCGCCGCCTTACTTCCTATTCCACATTTCCAATATTCATCTATAAATCTTCTTTGCCTTAATGTCAAACTCTTTGTTCTCTTTTCTGCTCCCATATTATTCTACCCCTTGCCTTGCTTCTTTTTCTTTCTCTTTTTTGCTTGCTTTGTTTTCTTTCTTAATACATTTTCTATATTCTTCTGCCATATAATCTATTAATTTAAATTGATTTGCTGTACTAAATATCACCTTATCCCCTTCCTTTAACTTAAACATTACTATCGGTCTTTGTCGCTGTTCCGACCAAAATTCCCTCGTATCTATCATTATTTGTCTGCCTAATTTGTAATTGAAGGCTCTTTGCAACATCTTTATCTGCTTTCGCACTCTCTTTTCCACCTCTTTTTGAACCTGTCAAAATTTCCGACAAGTTGTATTTTTGGTCTTTCTTGTTTACATTTATTCCTTATTCTCATTATATGATTTTAAAATCTTTTTTTCAACCCCTTTTTAGCGATTTTTGTGCTTGCAATAAAATTACTTGCCTTATCTCTTAAAAGTCTAACACAGGCTAATTCTCGCATTAAGAGGGCTATTGTGTGTTATACGAATTTTGGGCAATACCGATTTTTGACACGGCGCTGAAAATTTTGGCAAAATGGGAATTTTACGTTGTATATGAAATGGGACCCCCACCCCCTCCCGCGAAAAATCCTCACATTGTAAACCCCACCCCTATGTTGTGACAAATAAAACATTACAGGTTGCATTATACATAACGTACATCAGATTGCAAAGGTATTATGTATGATGTATATATTACAAGCTGTATAATATATAAGAGATTAATATTAATCTGTGATGTAGTTGTTTCAAGTTATATGTAAAGAGATGGGCAGTTAATACAATATATAAGACAGACGATATAATATACAGATGATATAATAATATATATGATGTAATATATTAAAGCAAATATAATTATTATAAGATGTATTATAATAAAAGATATACAATAATACTATTAATGATTATATATAATGATATGCAATACAAATATAACACACACTATAACATCAGATTTTATGAAATATATTAATAGTGCAATGAAAAGCAGCGGGAAAAGGCAAGAAAAAAGTGTGTCAGCTATTAACTGACACACTATACGTTTTGATTGTTTAATCATTGCGTTTGTTCTTTTGCTGCTTCTATAACCTCGGCTATCGCCCATGGTAACAGATAACATCTGATAGTTACATCTGCCCATTTCACCCCTTTTTTGATGACGTCTATATGTTGACAGTCAAACGCCTGCAAAGCCTCATACAATAAATCCCAATTATGGCACAACGCTTCCTCAGCCTCCCACGTGCTGAAAAGATAAGAGCCTGAGCCATTACCGGTCACGCTGTCATCTGTCCATAGTTCATCATTTAAAAACTCCTCGACTCCGCCCCAGTCGGTGTCGCCTTGTCCGTTTCTGAAATTGTCAAGGTTTAATTCTTCGTCAAAATACTGTTGTACATCCTCGCGAATGTTTTCGTAATAGTCATACATAAAATATATCTCCTTTTCTGTTTCCGTTTCCGTGCTGCTTATTCGGTTTTACTTTTACCATCTCTGGAATTAAAACTTCAATAATATCGTGTTTTCCCATTCCGTCAATATATTCTGTATCACCGCGACCGGCTGCAACGGATTTCCCGTATGCAATGGCTTCATCTCTTTGCAAAGCATTGAAATAATTTTCAGATGGTATAATATGGTTATAACCATATTCAATAAAAAATCCTGTCCCACCGTGATTATAGCCTAAGCCAAAAGTATTAATAACATATCTCGGCTCATTGCATCTGTTCCAGAATTTCCCGTCAAAATAGACAAAATTCTTAATATGCTCTTTAATAAGTTTTTCGATTTCTTTTCTGTTATCATTAATGACAACAGACTCATCTGTAAATTCATCTGAATTATCTGTATATGGATAGTTATCAAAATCATTCAAATGACTATTTCTAGCAACATAATCCATATTATCAAGAATATAATGATAATCTTCAAAAAGTGTGCTAATTGCTGCACCGCGAGTAATGCGAACTGGCATTCTTAACTGACCTTTATAAGCTCTAATTTCTTCTGCAAACATTCTAAATTTGCTTGTGCAATTTTCATAATCTTCGTATGATTTCATTCCAGTATATACATTTTGCATATCGTGTACGATAAATGCAATAGGAAATTCCTGTTCTGTTAATTCTTTAACAGTAACCTCGACTTTATCGTGCATTTTTCTTGCACGAAGGTTTCTGTGTCTTTTTGTTGGTAAAAATCTTTGTGTGTAGTCATATTCAACTGTAAATTTCATTTCTATTTCTCCTTTGCTTTGCTCTGCTTGGCTTCCATTTACGATTGTAGCTCATATTTTTCACCTCCTTTTTTATAACGCCAGTTGATAATACCTCATATTTGGATTATATGGTTTTAGTTCTGAATATTTTGTGTCTGAAAAACAACCCCCCCTGTACTCGCCTTGCAACTGTTGTTGGTATATAGCTTCGTCAATTTGTTGTACTGCTTCGTCTGTGATTGCAACAACTTCAACGTATGCAAAACCGCCATAACAGTATTTTTTCGCTGTCTTAATCGCCTGTTCAAAACTGTTGTGATAACTAATAACTCCACCGTTCCAGATAGCTTTTCTGACTACTGCATAGCTTGCGTTCTTCTCATTTAGTTTCATTGTGTTTTCTCCTTCCGGTTTGTAGGGTTTCCTTCCCTTTCTTTGATACTATTATACTACTTTAAAAATGCATCGTCAATACTTTTTTTAATATTTTTTTGATTTTTTAAAGTTTTTTGCTGTCCCATTTTTGGGACTGTGGTTATTGGAAAAAATCAACCATTTGTGCCAAAATTTCGATTATCTCTGTGTTTTGCATTGCAAATTGTAATACAAAACGTAATACAAAATGCAATACAACGTGCAATACGTTTAAATTATACAGATTGTATAATACTAACTGTATAAACGAATAATTAAATATATTAACTATATGATATATTTAAATCAGTTTCAAATAATATTTGATTATTATTTAGTTTATAATCTATTGCAGTCTGATGTAGTTGCTGAATATTCATTTTTTCTGATGTTGTTTTGACGTACGTTTTAAATAATGACGTCCAGCAGTATGTATTTGTTCCATCTGCATTTTTGTTTTTTAAATAGTCATTTTCTGTAATTATATCATTTTTGATTGTTTCTAATATTTGTTCGTTTGTTAG